GACCGCGAACGTCGTATGATCCATCTCCCCAACCACGAGGAATGTCACGCACTTCTGGCTCGGGGTGCGTCCACCAGCCTTCAATGTCGGTGCAGATCCACACAACGCCGTCCTCATCAATCGTGTTAAGAACTAACGAGCCAATACTTACGTCTGCCTTTAGGAAAAGTCCAGTGATCTTTGGATATGGAACAGGGCGAAATACCTGCGTTACCTTTTGATTTTCCTGTGCTTGATTTGGTTCATCGACGTACTCGTTTAGATAACTTGACTGCTCAAACAGCACAGCGTCAACTAAAAACTTTTGTCCTGCAGTTCCTGCCGTAGGTTGAACTACTCTTACAAGTGCGCTTAATGCTCCAGACGGCGCGGTAAATACTCCGGTAAGTCTTACCCAGTCGTCTCCGCCGATAACCTCAAGTTGAATAGAGTTTGACGTTGAAATCAGTGAACCTGCTGTAGCTGAGTTATACCATAAAACGTCTGCAGACAAAGTTCCTGTTTGCTCCGCCGCAGGTATCTTTACATACGCTCCTAATGCGTAGGAAAGACCTGCTGTAACAAGAATACGGTCTGCGGTAACAACACCAGAGTTAGACGCTGCTGCCTTTGTAACCTCAAGACATGATGACCCATAGAAGTATTCGTTGGTAATACGCGCAATGGTGCTCGATCCTGTGGCGGACCAACCTGTGGTGTTGGTCTTAAATGACGGGTTAACTATAAGGTTATTACGGTCTGCCATCATGCGCCTCCACGTCGTAGTCTAAATGCAAGTGTTCTATCAATCATCGCCGCAAGTTCTGATTCATTCATTCCTGCAGATGGGTAAACGTTAATAATGTTTGCAGGACCGCGATTTCCAGCTAGCTGAGCAACAATTGCTCTGTCACGTTGAGATAGTCCTTGTGAGTCAAGAGGCTCGATACGCTCTGGACGCCCTGCCTCGGCAACACGAACAATTGCTCCACCTGGTTGAGGCTGGATAACTCCGCCTTCCGCGAATCCTGGAATTGGTGGAATGGCAAAGCCTCTACCTCCAAAAACTGGAACCCAGTCAGGAACAGTAAACTTAATCTTTGCAAACGTAGCGTTCCATAGGCGTGCAATAACTCCAAATGCCTTTTCAGCTGCGTTCATTATCGAGTTAAATAAAGGAATCTTACTAAGCGCGTCACGCGCTGCGTTCCATATTCCAGTAAGTCCATTTATAAAAAGCTTACCAAGAGCGCCTAGTATTGTCTTTAAGCCTTCAAGAGGATTACCCGTGATGATCTGCCACAGACCTTTTACAATTCGTATTGCAGCTGCTATTGCTTCTCCAAAAACTTTTATTGCTGCCACTAAAACAAACTGAAATAAAGGAACTATAAACTTACCAATAAAGTCACCAATTTTCTTAAATATGTCTCCTACGCTGCTAATTGCTGGAGATAGCTCAGAAAGAGCTGCCTTTATAGTATCAAAAGCTCCCTTTAAGGCAGTTCCAACTGCATCAATAAGCTTTGCTACAGCTTCTCTAAACAATTCGCTTTGAGTATACGCGGTAATGATGACTGCGACCACTGCGGCTATCGCTGCGGCTATTGCAATCAATGGACCTAAGCCAAGGCCTGTGATAATAGTAAGAGCTCCAAATGTTCCTTTAACAAGCTGTATTGCAAGTCCAAGTTTTTGGAATACTCCAACGACAGTCATTATGGTTCCGCTAATTACAAAGAACGCAAACTTTACAGTTCCAATGATAAGACCTAGTGCTGAGAAGAACGCAAGTATTCTTGCTCCCGCGTCAAATAATTTCTTTATTGCAGGATCAGAAAGAACGTTTGTCACTGCGCTTAGTGCTGCATTTAAAGTATTAAAGAAAGTTTGTATGGCACCAGTAGAAAGAGTTACTTCAAGGAACTTAAATAATGTAACAACGAAGTTGGCAAAAGCAGGTCCACCGGCATTAAGTTGAGTTAATAACGAACCAAACGATGGAGCTGCTTGCTTAATTGTGTCCCAGAACTTACCTACGTTTGGATCCGCGCCTGCCTTTAGAATTTCCTTGATAAAGGCTCCAATAGATGACAGTGCCTTTGTTGCGTTTATCGTAGTTTCTCTAAGCCAGTCGGCTCCAGCAGGCTTTTCAAAGAATTTTTCAAACCCGGCAGTGACTTTTTCAAGCCACTCAATGATTACGTATCCTCCGCCACCTGGAGTAAATGCTGACTTGACGACATTAACTATTCCACTTACAGTATTTCCAAGTATTCCACCAATACGCGCGGTAATGTCCCCATACTTCTTAAAGAAAGCATCAAGCTCGCCAGACGCCTGCTTAGTGTCTAAGAACTTAGCAAACTCGCCTGTCTTCTTCTCAAGGAAGTCAACAAAGCGTCTTGTTTGCGAGTCTGCTCCAACAAGAAGTGAAAGAATAGAGTCATATACGTTTCCAAAAACCTTACCAAATCCTCTAACCACGTACTCAGAGGTCTTAAACACCTTTGACAGGTCTAGCTTATTTTCAAGATCAAGTATCGAGTCAACTATGCTGTTAAACGCATCTGCAACCGCAGTTGCTAGATCCTTAAACATTGGTTCAAGCTCCGGGAAGAGCTCGTCCATAAGTCTTCTTAGCCCAGCCTCAAGACCAGGGAATAGACCTGCGGCAGCCGCGTCACGCAGCGTCTTTAATGCAGGTACAAACTCATTTACGATAAACTTTACAAAGTTCTGAGCTTCCTTAGATAGACCATCTAATGCATCAGCAAAAGCATCAACTCCAGCTCCGCCAGCTGCTTGACTGTTAGCTTCCTCCTGTGCACGTAACGCATCTCGTTCCGCACGCGCCTTTGCCTTTGCAGCATCTGTGACATTCTTAAATCCGTCCTGTGCGACGTCAGTTGCTGCAATAAGGCGGAGAAGCCCTTCGTCTTGCACATCGGGAAACGCTGCCTTTGCAACGTTAAGAAGCTCACCACTAACAGTTTTACTTTTTTCTACTAAGTCAGATTGCTGCTGCTGTAGGTCCTTATTACGGTCTTTAGATTTTCTATAGTTTAACTCTGCCTCAGCAAATGCAAGCTGTGCCTCACGACGAGCGCGAGAGTTTGGTGGCAGATCTTGAACACGCGCAAGAGTTTCACGTGCCTTTTCAAGTTCAATTGCTGCTTTCTTCTCACTGATTGCCGCATCTTCTGCGTCAAATCCAAGTTGCTGTATCTCTTCTCTTCCGTCTTTAAGAGCTTCATTAAGATCTTTTTGTGCGTCAGTAAGTCTTTCATCTGCATCTGCAAGATTTTCTTGCGCAGCCTCAAGGCGGCGAGCAGCAGCAATCTTAGCAGCCGTGTCAGCTTTAGACCCTGTGGCGGACTTTTTTAGTCCTGCAGATATAGCGTTGCTTACACCGGAAAATGCAGACATGGTGACAAGGGCAGCAAGTCCTAAGGAGGTGAATATGCCAACAAGCGAGACCAATGACGGCGTTGTCGCAAGAACTGCTGAACCAAGAGAAAGAAAGCCACCTGCTAACGAACCAACGGTAGACACAAGTTGAGACAGAACTGGTCCTAGCGTGTACCCAGTTCTAATTAGACTTTGGAACTGCCGTCTTGCTGCTAAAGCTCGCTGCTCAAATCCTCTAAATGATCTTAGTAGATCTTTACCCATGCCGTCAGCAAATCCGCCTGAGAACGACTGCCCGATACGACGGCCATCACGGTCTAGGTTTATACCACTTGCTGCCCTACGGACTTCGTCTTCAAAGCCAGTAGTAATTGCGCGAACAACCACATATGCATCGCCTACTATTGCCATATACTCACCTCCTTTCTTTTAGTATCTTACTTTTAAGACAGCGGCCCGTCTAGTGCATCTCCAAAAGGTAAAGCCGAGTTAGCATTTACCCGTGTTGGAGGCACATACGGTTTTGTTGGTTGTTTCTTTTGAAGAGGATCAAAAGGCGTTAACTTCTCTTCTTCTTCATCTGTAATTACATCATCAAAGTTTTTTGTGTTTACCTGGTAAGTTGATGATGGTTTAGAGACCGAGTACGCGTACTCTGACTCATAAAACTGTCTATAGATTTGCTCTCGTGCACGGTCACGTCCTTCTGCCTGCTCTGCAGACGAGTAGAACATGTCTTCCTCAAAGAAATAGTGCAAGACGTCAAGCATGTCTCTTGCCTCTAGCTCTGTAAGTTTGATTTTGTTCACGATAGCTTTTCCATTAATGTAGGGCCAGAGATCTACGCACCAGTTGAGGAGGCTTCTGGCCCCTGTGTAGGGCGCGCTGTATAAACCTCGACTAACCAAGCGCTAATTTGCCCAAGAGTATCTACGCTTACGATCTTGTCTGGGTCAGTTAGTAATGCGTCAAAACGTGTATAGCTTTCTGCTACAAGAACGTTTTTAAAGAAGTCACTAATTGTCTTGGCAGCATCTGCTGGGTTGTCTCCGCTTGAGCGGGCAACGAGATCTAGCAAGACTTTTCCTTGCAGCTCTGGGCGGCAGTCAAATGATTCTCCATGAAGCATAAATGAAACTGGTTCTTTTTCACCAGCTCCAGTTCCTGCGCCAAAGTCCTTAAACTTTGCCATATCTTTCTTCCTCCGTATTGTGTTAGTGTCTTTATTAAGACGGTTGTCTCAACTCTAGTTATCTTATCAAGTAAAGGTTGTCCGTTAGGTATTTGTTTGGCTTAGTTCCAGGGTGTCTAACTACGCGAGTGTAGACTATTCTACCTCTAGAAGAGAAGCGCAGTGTTTCTGCTCTTTTAGGAACAATTATATGTGGGCGCGCTCCTTCGTGGTGTACCAAAGCATAGTTCAATGGAGATCCAATTTTTACCTGCTGACCAGGCCCTCTACGACTGTGCTCCATGTGAAGTGAAGCTTTTAGTCTGCCAGTACTAACTCCTACTTGTGAACGAGCAGCAATTAAGACACGCAAACCACGCCCATAGAGATATCTTCCTACAGGTCCTGTAGGACTATTTAGAAACTTATCTAAGACAGGACGACGAAACACGATACCCGCAAAAGAAAGACTTATGCGTGTAGCTCCACGCCCGCGTCCTCCAAATATAGAGTTATATTGACGTATTCTTCCAGCTCTTCTGCCGCGTCGTGCTACTCTTTGCCCGAAGTAAATAATAGGACTGTCGTTGATGATACCAAATAAAGGCATTATGGAACCGCTATCGTAAGTTGCATTGCAGTTGTTTGAAACCCGCCGTCAAATCCACTTGAGTCTGCAGTTGCAATAACGCCAAGTCCGAAGTCTCCCTCTTCTTCCTTCCACTGATCTAACTTATTGATAAGCTCCATAAACATCCACGCGTCAACGGCCGCGATTTCAGAAGCCTCTTGAATCTTCTCTGGTGAAGGTGGACGGCCATTTTGTCCAACAACTGGAATCTCTCTTGAGATAGATATTGTTAAAACTGCAGAGCGTGGCATCTGGCACCGTTGAGGTTCACTTGCCTCATCGCCAGGGCGACCAAGATAAACCTGTATAAATGAAACAACAAGTTGCTCGCAGTCAATTGCAGGCTCACCCATTGTCCAAAATTGTCGTGATGGCAAAGGAACATTGTAGTCCTCATACACCTCTACTACCTTTTCAAGTACCTTGTCAAGAAGGTTCTTTAGGTTAAGGGCTCGTGAGTCAACTGTCGATACGTCTATTAGGCGGGACATGTTATTCTCCCAACGTGTAGGTTGGAATAACTTCCTTACCTAGACGTAGTGCTAGGTTTCCTGAGGCAATATAAACAGTTTCTGTAGCAGTTTCATCAAGTGGGTCTGGGCGTGATGCGTATAGATCCCATGTTCCTGGATCAACAAATCCAACGTATGCATAGGCATCATTGTATGAAACTGTCAAGGTAATCGAGTCGCGTGACTCGTTTGATACGGTTGCGGTGCCTGTGTCAGCTCCGTATGGAACATCATCGTATCCTTGACGCGCATAGGTAAACGTAGTTGATGATCCAACATCTACGATGTAGTAGCTTCCGTTAAACGTCGAGTTAATGCCTGCGATTGTGACAAGGTCACCTTCAACAAAACCGTGTGCGGCTGACGTAGTTATCGTAACGATACCATCTGTAAGTTCCTTAAATGAAACGTTCTTGGTAACGTCAGTAACGATCGGATCATTGAGTTGAACTGCTCCGTTTGGAAGTTCCTTTGTCTTTGTTCCGGTGTAGTTAGCAATCTTAAGCAGTGGAACCCATGTGTCATCGCTCGCAAGGAATCCTGCGTTGATGTAGTCAAGGTTAACATCTAATACGCCACCTTCACTTCCGGTGATGTACATATCAAGAACGCTTTGACCAAGCGGTAGCGGCTTCGGCACCATACGACGAGCGCGAGGTACATCCGGCGAGAATACACGTGCCTTAGCACGTGCCTTGTCTGGATTAACGGACTTAAGGAAGAGGTCAACAACATAAAGACCTGTGCGCATTTCCTCAACAAAATCCTGGTTATCTAAAATTGTGTAGTTTACACCTTGTCGTGATACTGATGTTACACGTTGTGGAAGTGCACAGTCATCGTCACCTGACCAAAGCTTGATAAATTCTTTTGCCAATACACGGGCAGCAGCCTTACCTGACGCAGGAGGTGGCGCTCCATATGAATAGGTAACCTCGATGTTGCATGGTGCCCACGAGGTTCCAGCCTTTGCTTGAATTGTGGAGTGATCTACGAGATAGTAGTTCGCTGGATCGACGATATTTCCAGCACGGTCACGCACCGAGTGAATACGCACAACAGGACGTCCGCGTAAACGTAAGCGCGTAGATGGCGACATACCATCAGTAGTGATTTCTGCGTAGTCGTCAAATTCGTCAAACGGAATGTTATATACGTCTCCGCCAACAAGCTCCGGAGTGTAATTTCGCGAGGAAGCTCCAAGACGATACGCCCGCGAAGCGCAGATGTAGCGTTCCGTCACAGTTGTGATTCCATTAAACTTACGGCCTGACATGGCCCAGAGAAGCTGAGATGCAACCTTTACGGCGTCATAGGCGTATTCATCGTCGGCGTACTCGTCGAGTTCGTCAACTGTAACCCAAAGATTTGACA